CCTGCTGTAGTTACGTTACCAGTTTGAGCACCTTTTTCTGAATTGATGTAGATAGTTCTTACAACTTCTCTATTGATTTCAGCTAAAATTTCAGCTGACAAGATGTTTGCAAGTTCTGTTTCTGCGTCTAAACCGTGGATTGCTTTTAAGTCTTGAGCAAGTTCCATAGTGTATTCAGCTTTAAGAGCTCTTGATTTAGCAGTTACAGTAGATTTCTCTATAGAGAAAGCCATTTCTGCAAATGCATTACCGCTAGCATCGCCAAGAGCTTCAGCTTTCGCTGTAGTCATAGCAGTACCTTTAGTATATGTTCCAGGTGAACCGTCGTTTAGAACTCCTGGATTAGTTCCAGCGTGGTCAGTCGCTGAGTAGCCATCAACAGATGATCCAGCAGCATTTCTACCACTAAAATCTGTATCAGCTTCGTCAAAGAATGATTCTCCGCCAGTTTGTGAAGTATATCTACTTCTCATTGCGAAAATAAGTCCTGTAGGACCTGTCATTGGTTGTACACCTGCGATATCGTATGCAATTAAATTCGGCATTGCTCTACGTACTAATGAAATTAGAATTGGATCCCAATTCGCTACAGCACTACCTGTTGCGTTTGTTGGAGCCGCTTCTGCCAAGTAAGCGTTATCTTCTTTAGAAGCACGTTCTTGGTTTTCTAATATCACGGATGTCACGGCACGTCTATAAGCATCAGTAATTTTTGGTAAATCAGGATGCTCTAGTACTGGCTGCCATTTTTTTTCGTGTGTTTCAGATAAGTACATATGTGTTTATCTCCCTTTATATTTACTTAATAGACAGTTTAATGTCTTTAGTTTTGCTTATAGCGGCGCTGTAAGCAGCCATAGATTTTGATAAATCAGGATTAACTCCTTCTCCATCTGCCGCCACATCATCTAGGTTCTCTTTCGTTTCAACTTTCTTTCCAAAATAAGATTCTTTAACAGTTTCTAATTTCTTTTGATAGTCTTTTGCGTTAGAGTATTCAATACTTTCAGCAAGTTTAGCAAATTTTTCTTTTGCTGTGTCAGCAAGGTCTTCAGAAACTTTAGCTTTGATTTCTTCTCTAACTTTAGTTCCAACTTCCTTGTTTAACTCAACATTTTTTTCTATTTGCTCATTGAGGTCTTTTTCCAGTTTTTCAATTTTACCTGCTTGGTCTTCAAGCACGTTATATTTTTCATCTGGTACGTCAATGTAATGGTCTTCAAATAATTTTTTCAAACCATTGATAAAGTCTTCAGCAATTTCCCCTTTGATACCTCGTTCAAGAGCGATTTCGTTTTCTTTCATCCACTCTTCAACAACATATGCTAAGTAAGAATCAACTTTTTCAGTTAATTCAGATTTTGCTTTAGCACTTTCTTGCTCTAATTTGTTATTATAATCTGTTTCCATTTCTTCAGCAATTTCTTTTACTTTAGATTTGATTGCCGCTTCAAAAATAGTAGCAGCTTTTGCCTTAAACTCTTCGGTTAAGTCTTTTTCTCCAGCGATAAGAGCGTCAACGTGTTCTTTTACATCAATCTCTTTTTTCTTTTCTTTGTCTTCGTCTTCAGTTCTTACTTCAGCGTCATCAGCTTTTTTCGCTTTTTCGTCTTTCTTCTCGTCAGACTCTTTGACTTCTTTTTTCTCTTTGTCTTTTTTAGCGTCAATTGCTTTTTGAAGTGCTGGTGGTAAGTCGCCTTCCTTAATTTCTTTACCGTCTTTGTCTTTAGTTTCTTTATTCTCCAATTTAGTGTTGTGTCCACTTAATTTAGGCATTGCGTCAGCAGCGCCTTGATGTTTTTGAGGAGCTTGTCCAGAAACTTTTTTCATCTTTTTAGTTGCGTCAGGATTGCTGTCCGTAGGTTTAACTACTGCCTTACCTAAATCTTCATATTCACTCATTTTAGCAATATGAGAAGGTTCAGCCGCCACAGCATTCTTTTTAGGAGCATCCGCCATTGGATTAGGTGAATTCGCCTCTTCCACCGCTTTTGCTTCTAACGCTTCTATTTTATCTGTTTCAGCCATTTGAAAACTCTCCTTAATTAATTTAAACGTTTAAATTAGTTCTCTCTTTGTTAATAGATATTTATAAGATTATAGTTTTTCAATGAATTCTTTAAAGACTTTTGCTTTAGCTTCCGCTAAACGTAGTCTTTTAGCTTCATTTATATACTGTTTCCACTCTTCAATATCTCTCTCTTTAATGACACCATTGTCCCATACCCACTCCTTGCCTTCCATAATGCCTTCTACGAAAGCGTCTGGAGCGCTTGGATCTGCAACAATATCAGCAGCAGTTGCTAAGTAAAAATCTCTTCCTACTTCATTAACTCCGCCTCGTCCACGCACTAGTGAACCCATACCTCTTGAAGACACTCCTAATTGAGCACCTTCGTTAATAAGATTTTTAACAATCTTACCATATGGTGTGTCCATCACCTTTGCTTCACCAACAAAATTATGTCCATCAGGATGTAAGTCTGTTATCATATGACTTACTCTTTCAAGATTTACAACTGGTCCATCAGGATGTCCTAACTCGCCAAATGCACGTCTTTTATTGATAAATTCTCTATTGTATCTTGAAACTTCTTTTTGCAATATCTCTTTAGGATAGACTCTGCCATTCCTATTTTTGATATCTGCTTGTAAAAAGATACCCTTAATTTTGTAATTCTTTTTGCCGCCAACTTCTTCTACAATAAACTTTGAATCGGCTGCTTCTTCGGTAATTAGTTTCATAGTTCTCTCTCTTACTATTTATAAGATTTCTTATCTAAATTCAACTATTATTGAGTAGTTATCTCCATTAGCAAAATTCTTTGTACTTAACAATACATCACCTGTAGGTGTTGTAGCATTGTTTTTAAATGAGTTTCCATCAGTTCTTAAATCCATAACACCTGATCCTGACAAGAATAAAGCAGTAGCATTTGTAGCACCATCCCATACTAATTCTACTCCAGATTTTGCGTCTGATACGTTAACTGAATAGTAGACTCTTGATATACTTCTTTCACCATCTTCGGTCATAAAAGTTGTTGCTGAAGCGTCTATTTTTTTAACTAAAACCTCTCCAGAACCATCTGATAAGTTAGTCATTTTTATAACATACTTAACTCCAGATGTATCTGCTATTGTTTGTGTTGATACTGTATCTGCCATATTAGAATCCTACGTGTGTAGCGTCAAAAAAATCTTTTGATAATTCGCCACGTTCTACTGTTGTTCCTTTTTTTCTACATCTAGCATAAATCTTATTCACTTGTCCTGTTCCAGGAGTTGTATAAGTTCTTATACCACCTGAATAAGTTCCAGGTGCGTCTGCATACGTATTGGATGCTGTGGCAGTATTTTCATATTGCCAAACACTATTTGATCCTGGTACATCTACCCAAGCCATATTACTCTCCTAATTGCTCTTCTATTTCTTTGTCAAAATATTGATATAGTTCTTCTTTATTTATTTTTCTTGCTTCAGCAACTTTGTCTACTGAATTTTCAAATTTACTTATAATATCTCCAGACGTTCTTTCAATTAGACTGAAAGTATCTTGTACTGCTAATTTCATTTTAGGAGATAAATCTCCATAACTTTTAGAGTCAAGATACTTACTATCTTCAACTATCTTACTTGTAAAAAGTAATTCGTTATCCATTTCTATACACCTGCGTCTGGTGGTGATTCGTGACCTGGTGCCATAGTTGGCGCTTCAGGTTTACTTGCTTCTGGACTCGGTTCTTTAGTCGGTTCAAAAGCTATTTCTTTTCCATCTGTATCCATAATTTTATCAGTTCTCGGACTTGCTGACGTTACCGCTGGTTTAGGGGCACTAAATTTTTCAGGTTCTATACCTTTAAAAACTTTGCCTGCAACATCTACTCTTTGTTTATCAAGAGCTTGTGCTACTTTATCTCTTAAAGCATCCTTAAATGCTTCTCCTGCGTCTGCGTTTTTACCCGCTTGTAATTTGTCAATAAACTCCGCTGTCTTACTTGGAATGCTTGCGTCTGCCATTACATATCTCCTTCTATAGTATCTTTATTTGATTGGTATTGTTGCATAGGGTCTGCAATTACACCATCTTTAACTTCTTTTCTAATTTGATTGTTTATGTCTTCAATATCCCTATCGTTTTGTCGTAGAATTTTCTTACGAACATACTCTACTGAAAAATACTTACCCACATAATCTCTAACTTCATTAGCAAGTCTTATTCTTTCTAACAACATTTCAGAATCTTTTAGTTCAGCAAAGTGTCCATCTTGCAAAAAGTCATATTGGATAATATCCCTTATAACTAACCAATCTTCATCCGTAATAACGGCTTTTAAAACTAATTGAGTTCTTAATATATCGTTAAATATTTCAGTAAATTTCTTTCTTAATCTTTGTACAAATTTTGTAAATTTAAGTTC